ATCGTGAGTATTTAGACGTTTATCTTTTATATATTCAAATGATTCTACTAATATTTTAAAATAACATTCGTATTTTTGTTTTTGTTTTTCATCTGTATATTTATCAGGATGATATTTTTTTACCTTTTTACGAAATTCTTTATGAATAAATTCTAAAGTATCATCTTTTGTTACTCCTAAAATAAAATAAGGATCGTATTTTTTATTATTTATCGTAATGACGTCCATTAAAAATAAAGAGTATTTTTTTTTCAAGTAATTAACTTACAATATTCTAAACTATACCATTTATTTAGTCCTGTGTATTCAAATATTAAATGAAATAAAAATCCAGATAAAAATAAAAGATAGGTTATATTAATTTTTTCATTAATAAGATGCTGTAAAATAAAGAAAATTAATACAAGTAAAAATCCAACAACACTCGATTCTAATATTATTACATCTGGGTTTTTTAAAAAAGTTTTATTAGCAATAGCAGTAGCTTGCCGTCTAACGACGTCTTCGTTAAAGGTAGCAGACATGTTTTATATTATTAATCACGAAAAATTATTTTTCTAATTAAAGTATTTTCTTTTTAATATATTGTTCAAAATTATTTTTAAAATTTACATGAAAATAAAAATGTTCAATACCAATACATTTTCTATTTTTCTTGATTTTTTTATTTTCATTTTCTTCATTTTTAAAAGGATTTTCTATCAAACTTGTAAAATTACGTTTTTTGATAATATTTCCCATAAATAATTCTGGTGAAATTATAGGTAATCTATATTTCATATCATCAATTGACATGTTGTTTGTTTGTAAGGAGGTACCTTGCCGTCTAACGACATCTTCGTTAAAGGTACCTTTGATGTCGTTATCCTTTTTATCATGTAAACATTTATACAATAACGAAATAGTATTACGTTTACATACAAATTGTCTCCAAATTAAAAAATTTAATGTCTCGTAATCTTTATCAAATTCTATTAAATGTCCATCAAAAATAAAATCATTAATATATTGTGATAGATTATTTTTTTCTAATTCCTTTGAAAAAACAATACTAGCATAACTAACAATACTTGTCAATATTTTATTCATATTACCATCATAAATACATTCTCCATTTTCTTTATAAAAAAATACAATATTTATTTCATTATGAAATGTATAAATAACTGTTGGATCACATCTCAAATATAATTTTTTAGATACCTCAATTAATATTTTATTAATCATTTCAATTAAATCAATTTTATCTTCAATTACACTTTTATATTTTGTTGACGTTTCATTTTTTACTTTATTAATCAAATTTAATAATGTTCTTGATTTTAAAGAAACTATATGTGGTTTATAAGGATGACATGTTTTTCCATTATCTTTTTTTATAATTTCTTTCATACGTTTTTCTAAAAAATTTCTCTTTGAATTTACGCGTTTAATATTTACAAAGCTTTTTAAACTTTTAAGATTTATAATATGATTACGTAAATCTATATTTTTAGCATTTCTAAGAATAGTTAAGAATACATTAAAGGTAATATTAATAATATTTGTAAATATATCAAGTAAAAACATTTTTACAATTAATATTTTTTTTTATATTTTCATTTTTTTTTATATTTATATTATATATATGAACAAATTGGACAAATTAATTACATTTTCACCTGCTAGAGCAGCATTAAAAACAGATTTTTTCGAAAAAGAAGATGATTGGGTATCTTTACCTAAACATACAATTGTATATGTTTTAGGAAGAACTTCTATGTATACTAAAACAAATGGAATAATTGATGTATCGTTTGTTACTACAGATTATAAAGTTCCGTTTAGTATAAGTTCAAAATCCGGATATATACCAACACATCTATTAGAATTTAATCTCGATCAAAGGCGATTTCCATATATATACGATCGACAATTTATACCATTCATGCCAGCTACACTAAATGTACAAACATCTAACAAAATTATTGAACAAGGAGAACCTGTTGAAAAATGGTGGAAAAGGCCAAGAAATAACAAAAAAGAAGAATCTATCACGTTACCTCCAATAGATGAAAAAAATAATAAAGATAAGAAAAAAAGAAGAAATAACAACAAAGAAGGAACAAGTAAAAAAAACAAAAAAGGTGGATCTAAAAAAGTTTCTCCTAAAAAGGTTTCTCGTAAAAAGGTTTCTCGTAAAAAGGTTTCTCGCAAAAAAGTTTCTCGCAAAAAGGTTTCTCGCAAAAAAGTTTCTCGCAAAAAGGTTTCTCGCAAAAAGGTTTCTCGTAAAAAAGGAGGATCTAAAAAGGTTTCTCGTAAAAAGGTTTCTCGTAAAAAGGTTTCTCGTAAAAAGGTTTCTCTTTGTAGAAAAAATAAAATAGGTCGTGTTATGAAAGAATTTAAAAGTGGTAAATTAAAAATGAAAAGTGGTAATGTAGTTACAAATAGAAAACAAGCTATAGCTATAGCTTTATCAGAATCAGACAAGTATTGTTAATTAATTGTGATATTCAAAAATTATTATTATTTAGCTATAATAATAATGGATGATTTTTGCACATATATTTTTAAGAAAGGTAAAAAAAAAGGTAATAGATGTAAAGAACATATTCATTTAAACCATGTTTTTTGCAAAAAACACATATCTTCTAAAAAAACCTTACAAGGTACCTTTGATGACGATGTCGATAGACGGCAAGGTAATTCAATCATGTCATCGCCTATAATAGAAGGTACCTTTGATGATATACAGCAAGGTACATTACCAAAACGTTCTAGAGGGGTACCCATTATACAAGTGTATAAAAAATTACAAGAAGATTCAATAAAAAATAAAATTTTTGCACTACCAACATCGGATCAAAATAAATCTGTCATTTATAAACATTATAGTAATATGAAAAGGAGTGATCCAAATAGTACAGAGTATTATAAAAATCAAATATTTGTTGATTTGGCATTAAACTATCCTTGGAATAAAACGTATAATATAAATGATATTATAAAAGATAATGATATAAAAAATTTTTTAAATTATGTAAGACATCGTCTAGATAGTGAAATTTATGGTATGGCAGGTGTAAAAAACGAAATTATGAATGTAGTATGTAAATTTATTACAAATCCTAACAGTAATAGAAATAATATTGCTTTATATGGTCCGGCTGGTGTTGGTAAAAGTAAATTTATAAAAATTTTATCAAGTATATTAGGAATACCATTAAAAACTGTTTCTTTAGGGGGTGTAAAAGATCCATCCTTTTTTTTAGGTCACGGTTATGTATATGTTGAAAGTGGTCCAGGTAAAATATTACAAAATATTTCTGATTCAAATATTCAAAATCCTATAATGTATTTTGACGAATTAGATAAAGTAAGCGAAACAGATAATGGAAAAGATATCTTTTCATTTCTATGTTATCTAACAGATCCAACAGAAAATGATCGTTTCAGTGATCATTATTTTTACGGAATGCATTTTGATTTATCTAAAGTTTTTTATGTATTTACTTTTAATGATATTAATAAAATAGATAAAATTCTTTTAGATAGATTAAATATAATTAAAGTAGATTGTCCTTCAGATGATGAAATTATGACAATTGTTGAAAATCATTGTGTACCAGAGATTATTAAAAATATAGGAATAGATAAAAGAGTTACATTTGAAAGAACAAATTTAAAATATATTTTTAATTATTGTAAAGATTCAATAAACAAAACTGTTACTAGCGGAATAAGAGAATATTATCGCATAATAGAAAAAATACTTTTAGAACTAAACAAAGATATTTTATTAAATGTAGAAAAATATTCTAATCATATTGTTATCAATAATTCTTTATTTTCCAACTTGTTTGAAAAAATAAAACAACAAATTAACTGTATTCAAAATACATTTGTATCTCATATGTATATATAAATCTATATAAATCTATATAAATGTATTTAAAAATAAATTTATTTTTAAATATAAAGGAATGAATAAAATTCCTAAAATTTTACATCAAATATGGTTAGGACCATCTGAAATGCCACAGGAATTTATTATTTGGCGTAATAAATGGATAGAATTGCATCCTGATTGGAAATATATGCTTCATACAGATAATACTATAAAAGATTTTCCAGATTATTTAAAAAAATATATAGATAGTTGTAAACATTATTCATCTAAATCAAATGTATTGCGTCTTTATGTAATATTTAAATATGGAGGTATTTATTGCGATACAGATTTTGAATGGAATAAGAATATAGATTGTTTTTTAAATAATGAATTTATTATAGCGAAACAATACGGTAATTTGTACTGTAATGCATTTTTTGGTTCTGTTCAAAATAATGAAATACTTAAATTCCAACTTGATTTATTGCAAAATTATATAAATCAATCACCTCCTTGGGGACCAACATTAATGACTACAGCTGTAGAAAAATATATAAAAAACATAACAATTTTACCAACAAAATACGTATATCCATACATGTGGTTTGAATCTTATAAACCAGCAAAAGAATTTAACGAAGCGTATTTAGTTCATCATTGGAGAAAATCTTGGGGATAATATCAATTTAAAATTAATATAAATTAAATTATTAGTACGATGTATTATATATTATTACTTACACATAAGAATAATTTAAAAAAGGTTAAAGATAAATATTGGTTAAAAGAGGTAAATTTACCATATATTATTCTTTATGGTGACGAGTCAATTGAACATGATTATCATTATAATAAAGATGAAAATACATTAATAGTAAAATGTCCTGATACATATGAATATATTACTCTTAAATTAGCATGTGCGTATAAAGCAATTTTAAATATATCAGAAACATCTAATATAACAGGTATATTTAAAATAGATGATGATGTAGTAGTTAATCTAAAAGAATTGTATAATTATATAGACACATTTGATAAAAATGATTATGTAGGTCATGCTCATAGAACAAACAAAACGATATGTTCTCATCATCAATCTAAAGTCTCAAATAACTTGCTAAAAAATTTAACATTTACATTACAAGCCTTAGATTTTTGTTATGGGCCAATGTATTTTTTAAGTAAAAAAGCATTACAAAATATAGTTGGTAAATTTTCATATCATAATTTTTCTATATATTCTACAGATATATTTGAAGATTATACATTTGCAAATTTATTAAAAAAATCAGATATTTATCCGAAATGTATTAAAATGTATACAGATCATTTAGATCAATTTACTAAATATAATTTTATTTCTTTTCACGATATTGATCATACAAAAGATATTTTAGATATTGATAAATCAATTAATATT